GGTCCTCAAAGCTCAGGCAGAGGTGACGGTGCAATCGAAGTTAGTGGTAGAGAAGAATTTAGAAACACTAGTTTTGACGAAATAGGATTACCTATGTATACAGACAAGGGCGATTATCTAGGCACAGAAACTCAACGTAGAAAATATATTAGAAACAAAGCAATGAATAGTACAGCAAAAGAAGTTCGTGTGTTGCTTAAGAAAAGAAGATTAACTCATTTTGATAGTTTGCCTCAATTTGCTGGACCGGGACAGGCAAGAAAAGATCCGTATATTAAAGAAATCGGTAAGGGTATGGAATTTAAAGATAGAAATAGATTCGAAAGATTTGAAGTGATTCATGTAACCACTGGTTTTATGTTAGATAATTATTTAGACAAATATATAAATCTAGCAGGCGAGTATATGCCGCAATTAAAACCAGTTGAATACGGAGACGAATTCGATGCTCCAGAATTTAGCGGACTTAGCAATGAATTTGATTAGGAAAAATAATGGCTGTAAATAATTTAGACAAAATAGCAGAGCAACTTTTTAACAAAGTTAGAGGTAGATTTCCTAACTGCACTTTAGGTGACAAAGAAGGTAATGTTACAAATGTACCTAGCGATGGAAGATTATTTGAATTTGATTTTTCTGCAGATGGAGATGTTATTGGTAAAGTTAGTTGTTCTTTGGATAATGAAAAGTTATCGGTAATTTACAGTGATAACCTAGTAGGAGATCAAGACGAATTGACTAGAAAAAAATGGTATGATTTTTTGAAAGGATTAAGAGAATTTTCTAGAGCAAGAATGATAGGGTTTGATGTAAGGAATATAACAAAAAATGCAAATAAAAGACGTGATTATGAATTTTTATCATCTAATCGAGTGATCGAAAATTTTGACTTAGAAAATTATATAGAAAATTTATAAAAATTTAGTTGACAAACTAAATAACATTGTGTAGTATAAGAAATATGCTTTATTACACATTTAGGCATAACATATATTTAAAGGCATTGAAAGGCAAATTAATATGACATCACTAGCTGAAATACGAGCAAAACTTCAACAACAAGATAACAGAGCAGCTCAAGGTCCCACAGGACCAAATCCAATCTATCCATTCTGGAATATCAAAGAAGGCGAAAGTGCAACTATTCGCTTCCTTCCTGACGGCGACCCTAATGCAGATTTCTTCTGGAAAGAACGCTTAATGATCAAACTGCCGTTTGCAGGGATCAAAGGACAAACAGATTCTAAGCCAATTGTAGTACAAGTTCCGTGTATGGAAATGTATGGTGAATCTTGTCCGATTCTCGGTGAAGTTCGTGGTTGGTTTAAAGATCCAACTCTTGAAGACATGGGTCGTAAGTATTGGAAGAAACGTTCGTATATCTTCCAAGGTTTTGTAACAGACAACCCTCTTACTGATGACGAAGCACCAGAAAATCCAATTCGTCGTCTTATTATCGGGCCACAGATTTTTCAGATTATCAAGCAGGCTCTTATGGATCCTGACATGGAAGAACTTCCAACTGATTACACACAAGGTATTGACTTTAGACTTAATAAAAGTTCTAAAGGTGGATACGCTGACTACTCAACGTCAACTTGGGCTCGTAGAGAACGCCCGCTAAGTGATGCAGAGATGCAAGCTATTAACACTTATAGCTTGTTTAATCTAAACGATTTCTTGCCATCAAAGCCGGACGAAACTAGCATTAAAGTAATGACTGAAATGTTTGAAGCGTCAGTAGACGGTGAGGCATATGATCCTGATGCATGGGGTGCTTATTTCAAGGCTCCTGGCATGAGTACAGGCGACCCTGTTCAAAATTCATCACCGACTCCTAAAGTAGCAGAAGCTGTGCCAGCTGCTGCGCCAGTTGATCCTCCTTTTGACCCAGATCCTGCTCCAGCAGCACCTGCTCAAGAATCAACAGCAGCACCTGAATCATCAGATATTCTTGCAATGATTCGTGCACGTCAAAACGGTTAATGTTTGACTAAAGTAGAGCTATGTATAAGTAGCTCTACTTTTTATTTTTAACAGGAAATTTTAATGACAATTAAATCTTTTGATCCCACTAAGTTTAGGAATAGTTTAACTAAATCTATTACAGGAATGAGTGCAGGATTTCACGATCCAACTGATTGGATTTCAACAGGCAACTATGTTCTTAATTATTTAATAAGTGGTGATTTTCAAAAAGGCGTACCATTAGGCAAAGTTACAGTTTTTGCCGGTGAATCAGGAGCCGGCAAAAGTTATATTTGCTCAGGTAACATTGTGAAAGCAGCACAAGACATGGGCATGTTTGTAGTGCTTATTGATTCAGAAAATGCGCTAGACGAAACATGGCTACAAGCACTTGATGTAGATACATCAGAATCTAAACTGCTTAAATTAAATATGAGTATGATCGATGACGTTGCTAAAACTATGAGCACGTTTATGAAAGATTATAAATCAACACCTGAAGAAGACCGTCCTAAAGTATTGTTCGTAGTTGATTCTTTAGGAATGTTACTTACACCAACTGATGTTGATCAGTTCGAAAAAGGTGATATGAAAGGTGACATGGGTCGTAAACCTAAGCAGCTAACTGCTCTTGTACGAAACTGTGTAAACATGTTAGGTAGTACAAATGTAGGCCTTGTGTGTACTAACCATACCTATGCATCACAAGATATGTTTGATCCTGATGATAAAATTTCAGGCGGCCAAGGATTTATCTATGCAAGTTCGATAGTTGTAGCAATTAAAAAACTAAAACTCAAAGCTAAAGACGATGAAACAACTGAAGATACTACTAGTGCGGTCACTGGTATTAGAGCTAAGTGTAAAGTAATGAAAACTCGTTATTCTAAACCATTTGAAAGTGTAGAAGTTAAGATCCCATACAGCACTGGCATGGATCCATACAGTGGACTAGTTGACTTTTTTGAAGCTCAAGGACTACTAGTTAAAACTGGCAATATGTTAAAGTTTGATATGCCAGACGGAACTGAAATAAAAGAGTTTAGAAAAAACTGGACTAATGATCTATTAGATATTGTAATGGAGGAATGGCAAAGACAACAAGAATCTTCGGCTGACAATAATATAAATACCGATGAAGAATTACAGGAAGACGACATCCTAATTGAAAATAATCCTGTAGAATAATAGGGAGCATATTATGGACGAAAATCAGATTATTGACATTTGGTCTGTGTTTAAAGAATATATTGATAAAAAAAGTGTAGAAGATGTTGCGGAACGATTTGTAGATACATTAGTTGATTATGGCGTAAGTGATTTTACTTTAAGAGATTGTCTAGGCCAAGACAACACCTTGGACGAAGCAATTGAATATTACTTAGATGATGTTGAAGACGATTTAGAAAGCGATAACAGTGATTGGGATGATTAATGGGTTGGTATAGCGAGATTTCACGTGACATTACAAAAATACCCGATGCTGTAAATTATTTTAATAATGAATTAAGTACAGCAAAAACAGAAGTTAAACTTCGCGGCAATGTAGAAAAAGCCGCAGCTTCTATGCCTGGTATTGTTGAATATCGTTTTAATCAACTACAAGAAATTGAAGCTATACTTAACTATTTAAATATTGAGTTACGTAGATTGCGTAGCTCATTTTTTAAAAAATATTTAGAAAATTATCAACGTGCTCTAAGCAGTCGCGATGTTGAAAAATACGTCGACGGCGAAGCCGATGTAGTTGATTATGAAAAACTAGTAAACGAGTTTGCGCTTATTAGGAACAATTATCTAGGCGTTCTAAAAGCACTAGATCAAAAGCAATGGCAGATAACTAATATTGTAAAACTTAGAGTAGCTGGAATGGAAGATGCTACTTTATGATTGTTAAAAAAGATGATTGGTGGTATCCAAAAAATGATAGTTTTTTAGAAACTGACAAAAATTTTTCGTGCTACGAACCATTAGAACAATCCTTACAACATGTTAAAAAATTTAATAATGCTATTGATGTCGGAGCGTGGATAGGCGATTCGACAGAATATCTATGCCGATACTTTGATAATGTAATAGCATTCGAACCTCAGCCTGTTTGCTATCAAGCGTTATCTCAAAACATTGCAGATAAAAATATAATTAATTGCATAACTTATAATATAGGTTTAAGCAATAAAAATGGCACTAGCACATTATATAATACTCACACATCTTTTCAAGGATGGATTACTGAGAAGACACAATTTAAACGTGACACTCCAGAGAAATCTTTTTCTGTAGATATAAAAACACTCGACTCATATAATTTTAAAAATATCGACTTTATAAAAATAGACGTCGACAGTCACGAGTCTTGGCTTCTGCAAGGAGCTAAAACTTTTTTTACAAATAACAATCCGGTAATTTGTATTGAGTGTAAAAGTAGTAAACATAAAGATAGACAACCTGTAAGTATGCCATCGATTGAATCTATTTTAGATAATTATGGCTATACGCTTTTAAAAAAATTAAGCAGAATAGATTATCTGTACATTAGGAAATAATAATGAACGAAGTAAGTAAAGAATATGTAGAAGAACTTAAAAATTTACATATAATTATCGAAGAGCCTGAGTGGCGGGCAGAAAAAATAAAAATTCTTTGTTCAGAATAGAGCATAGTAAATACAAAAGTAACTGAAGGTTACAACGAAGTAAAAAAAGGACACCGATATATTATAAAAAATATATTGTACTTATGAAAAATGAAAAAAATTTATAATTATTGGTTACCAGACACTGATAATCACTTTGAAAGATTAATCAAAAAAAGAATAAAAAATGGCGGCCCTGCTGAATATCAAGATGATGTAAGAAACGCTGCGTATCAATATGTAAAAGATTTTGACGTTGCAGTTGATATTGGAGCAAACGTTGGCTTTTGGTCTAAACCACTTGCTAGTAAATTTAATCGTGTAATTGCATTTGAACCTTTAGAACAAGTTTATTCTTGTTTAGAAGAAAACACAAAAGGATTACCAGTTGATATTCACAAATATGCAATCGGTAGTAAAAATTCTTTCATAAAGATGACCTATGATCAAAACAATACAGGCAATAGTTTTGTAAGCCACGAAGGCTCAGGACCGATAAAAGTAAAAAGATTAGATGATTTAGATCTGCCTAAATTTGGTTTACTTAAAATAGATTGTGAAAGATACGAACTAGAAGTTCTCAAAGGCGCAGAAAAAACTATATTAAAATACAAGCCTGTTATCATATGTGAGCAACACAAAGACACTAATTATGTAGCAGGAAAATTCCTTAAAAAATTAGGAGCTAAAGCTATTACAAATGTAAGAAGGGATTATATCTTTGGCTGGAAATGATACAGAAAATACAGAACCATTAAAAATTTTTATAGGCTGGGATAGTAGAGAAGATATTGCATTCCAAGTTGCAAAAACAAGTATAGAAAAATTATCATCTGTACCTGTTGAAGTTATCCCTATTAAACAAAAGGATTTACGTAAACAAGGTTTTTACACAAGAGAAAAAGATGTACTTGCAAGTACAGAGTTTACATTTACTAGATACTTGGTTCCTTATCTAGCAGATTACAAAGGCTGGGCTTTGTTTATTGATTGTGATTTTTTATTATTAGACGATGTTGCAAAATTATTTGAACAAGTCGATGATCAATATGCTATTATGTGTGCTCAACATGATTACAATCCTAAGCCAGGTCAAAAAATGGACGGTAAAATACAAACTGTTTATCCTAGGAAAAATTGGTCTAGCATGATGCTAATTAATTGCGAACATGAAAAAAATATTACAGCATTAACATTAGACGAAGTTAATAATGAATATAAGACAGGTGCTTATTTTCATAGATTTGAATGGCTAGACGATAATGATATAGGCGAAATAAGTCACGAATGGAATTGGCTAGTAGGTTGGTATAGTGAACCTGAGGATGGATCACCTAAAGCACTTCATTACACTGAAGGTGGCCCTTGGTTTGATAATTACAAAGATTGTGAATATGCAGCTGAATGGAATACAACTTGTATTGAATATTATAAAAACACTTTACAGTATAAAAATCAACAAATAAAAGATATAAAAAATCGTGATATAAAAATAAATGATCTCAGCTATGCTGATAATATAAAGACACAAATACAAGATTTTGTAAATGGTTTAGTTGATCCACAACATAATTTTTATAAAAAAAAAGTAGATGATAGTATGACCAAAAAGAATAAAGTTGCAGCTATTAATACTAGTGAAGTTAATCTAATACGCAACGGAATAGATCACGAGTACGATAAGATAATAGCAGCAGTGGCATTTGGAGCTAATGGATATATAAGTAGTTGGCAAGACGAAAAAAGTTCAGATAATGCATTAATTATAAGGGGTGTAGGCAAGCAAACAAAAGAAGCACTGCATCATTGCTGGGAAACTAATAGAGATTTTTACTATGTTGATACTGGATACTTTGGAAACGACTCTACAAAACGGTATCATAGATTAACAAAAAATAGTTTGCAATTTAGCAGTGAGTTAATAGATAGACCAGACGATAGACTACAGCAAACTAGAATTCAAATAAAAGCCCATGCTCCAGGAAGAAAGATTTTAGTTTGCCCGCCTAGTGATAAAGTTATGGCTATTTTTAATATGCTAGATGCCGAAACATGGACAAATAATATTGTAAATGAAATAAAAAAATATACAGACAGACCTATCGAAGTTAGATTGAAGCCTGCTAAACGATTTGAACGTATTACAACAAATACAATTTATCAAGCAATGGAAGATACCCATTGTTTAGTCACATACAACAGTATTGCAGCAACAGAGGCTTTATTGTTTGGTGTATCTGCTATAGCACTAGGACCTAACGCTGCCTCGGCACTATGTCCTGATACTTTAGAAAATATAGACAATATCGAGCACCCCGATGAGGATTTAAAATATGCTTTTGCTAAAAATTTAGCATATAATCAATTTACTGAGCAAGAATTACGAAACGGTTTAGCTTGGCGTATGATACATGAAAATAGTTAGCTACTTAAGCAGCATACCCAAAAAAGCAGGTGCCGAAGATAAAAAAAATTTAATAATAAATTTTAACAAAGGAGTAATTGCTGCTGGCGATAAAGGTATATTGCACGAAGGACAAAATGTGTTAGAGTGCGATGTTGCTATGATTCAAGGTTGGCAACATGAAGTAGGAAAATCGTCACCGCATCTAGTACTAAGACAAAAGCTTATAGATAGAACATCAAATAAACATGTTGTTACTGGAGATAGTAACTTATTTTTGTACAGACACAGCATAAACAAACCGCATGTATATTTGCGATACAGCTTTAATGGCGTATTCCCAAATACCGGTGAATACTGTGACAACATAACTGATCCAAAACGTTGGCAACAGATAAGCAAAGATTTAGATATTACACTCGATCCTATTATTAAAGAAGGCAATCATATTGTTTTATGTTGTCAGCGTAACGGTGGTTGGAGTATGGGAAAGACTACTGTTGTATCATGGATTGACAGCACAATAAATAAAATAAGAAAATATTCAGATAGAAAAATTATAATACGTGGGCATCCGGGCGATGTAAAAGCAGAGATATATCTTGCCCAACTCGATCTATCTAAATATAAAAATGTTTCGTTGAGTAAATTAGGCACACCACTAACTGATGACCTTAAAAATGCATGGGCAGTAGTAAACCATAACAGCAGTAGTATTGTTGGGCCCATTATTATGGGATATCATGCAATAGTTACAGATCCAAAACGAAGCCAATGTACCGAAGTTGCATCGCACAATTTTTCTTCTATTGAGTCACCTATTCTTTATGATAGAGAAAAATGGCTACATAGAATAAGTATGTTTCACTGGAAGTTTACAGAATTAACCGACGGCTCATGCTGGCGACATATGAGGAAATACATTTAATGAAAATGTTAGGTTTTAGAAAAATTAGTAAATCCTATACTGGCTGGATAGCTGGCGTAGAGGCCCACGGCGATAAGTATGAACTTGTTGACTATGAACCTAATAAAAACTACGATGCAGATTGTTTTTACCAAACTAACCTAATGAAGAAAAAGTTTTCATCAACAGGAATACGTTTTGACGGATGGGGACAAAAATATCAATATATTTTAGATCAAAAAAAACCATTTATTGTAAGTGAATCGCCATGTTTTAGAGAGGGAGGTTATAAAAGATATGGTTGGTGGTCGTATGGCTGGACTACTGGTAATTTTAATAATGATAATGTAGATAGTTATCGATGGGATAAATTTTCTAAAAATACTGGCACAGTTTTAAAAGATTGGAATAGTCCTGGAGATGCAATATTAATAATTGGTCAAAAAGAAGGCGATAGTGCATTAAATTCGTTGTATGCTGATTTAAATTACAGAATATTTTATGATTGGATTGAGGACATAATTACGGAAATACGTAAGTACACTGATCGAAAAATTATTATTAGACCTCATCCAAAAAATATAAATCGAGGGCGCAAGCTTGCATCTAGAATAGAAAAAAAATATAAAAACGTTGAAGCATCTTTGTATGAACCGACAGGATTTTATCAAGGTGGCGAATCGTTAGAACATGCGTTGTCTCAGGCGTATTGTGTAATTACTTACAGTAGCAATACTGGCGTAGAAGCTGTTACTAGAGGAATTCCTGTGTATGCTTTTGATAAGGATAGTATGGTTTATCCTTTGTCACAAAAAAAATTATCTAATATCGAAAATTTAAATTACAATATTGATACGCAAGATTGGAAAAATAAAATTGCTTATACTTTCTGGCACCCAAAAGAATTAAAAAGAGGAGACGCATGGGAGCATCTTAAGCCTGTATATTTTGCTTAAATATGCATATGAAAGTTTTAGTTTTAGGCGATAGTCATGCTCGTTGTTTTGATGATAAGTATGAAATTAATAATCATCATTTAGATAATAGAATAGCAAAAAAACTTTGGCTTTCGATTTTACCAATTTAAATTATCAATGTCGCCATTAAATTTTGGTCTTGAATCTTTACCGTTCCAAGATAAATCTTTAGGAAAGTAATTTTTTAATAAACCTAAGTCGATGCCAACAAAATGTAATTCTGGCATTGTAAATGTTTTCTTGTTTACAATCACAGATATATTATAACCGTATTTTTTTACTTTTGCATTAGAACAATCTAATCCTGCTAGTACTAAATTGTAAAGTACTAGTCCTGCATTCCATAAAGTGGTATGCCCGCCGACTATTTGATGTTTTAATGGCGGAACAGTTACACAGATCAACCCATTGTCTTTACATAATGACACAATTTTTTTAAGATATTGATTTACATTAAGCTGATGTTCGAGACAGTGTGCACTCCAAACTCCGTCATATACTTTTGGAATATCTATATCATTAAAGTTACCTTTAAAGGTAGCTTCTTTGTGAAAGTCGCAAGTATCAACAGTGTGTCCGTTAGCTCTTAGAATGTTAGCGTGAATCTCTTCAAAACCAGAACCAACGTCTATTACAGTGCTGCCGGCTTTTAAAAGATCATTAAACATTATTAAACCGTCAACGGCATTTGATTTTTTACTTTGTCTAAGTTCTTCAAAAGTCAGTGTTTTCATTTTGTAAATCCTAAATACTTAAAATCATCTTTATAGATATTGTATATTTTTTCTTTTTGTTTTTTAGTTAATTTAATATCTAGATCTTTTGTTTTATTTACAACATTTAACAACAAATTGTATTGATTTAAAAAGCTACTTGCGTCTTTGATATTTAAAATTTTATCTATTAATAATTTTTCATTAGCAACTAAAAAAGTACTCATAGGCCTAAAATGAGGATCAGTGTTAATTTTGTTTGATGAAACCATAAGTTCTAAAAATTTATCAACAGTTAAATTTACATCTTTGAATGCAGGCCTGCGTAAACCTTGATCTTTGTACAGTGAAATAAACCTTTCGTAAGGATGTTTTACAACTGAAAAATTTAAATAACCATTTTGAAGTGCTACTTCTTGAGAAATATAATTAATCTTGTTTGGATTGTGAACCCATTTTAATTTTGAATGTGTGTGCTTAGGTATATGTTTTATATTAGCTAGTGAAGCTTTTATAGCAGTATTAGCACATTTGGGTATAGCCCAATAATTTAATTTGTGTTGATCCCATTGAGAAATATTATATTTTATTTTGGTAGCTTTATCGCTCATTTCCAATAAGACTCATTTCTATTAACCATTAGATCAGAGGTTCTACTACGGCCTTCTTCTTTACGTACTCCTTTCATATGATCTATCCATTTACCTAATACAGTATTGATAAGAGGATGTCCTCCACCTCCGGTCTTGGCTTCTTTCAAATACATTTCTGCACTGTAGTCTAAAACATTAGGATCACGTGCTTTGATTTTGCTTAATAAATCACCAAACACAAAACTGTCGTGCCATTCTTCTAATTTAAAAATGCCATTCTCAGCGTCTTCGTAGACACGTTCAAATTCTTTTAAAAACTTTTGACAAGTTTTGTCATTTAAATTCATTCCGTAAAATCCACACTCAGGCCAAGTTTGAGAACCTTTACCTCTGCCTACATATGTTAGCCATTTATCGTCAGGTAATAGATTTTTAAATTGTTCGTAGTTCCATTTAGAATGAACTACAGTATCTGCATCCATCCATACACACCAATCATATGATTTTTCGCATGCGTCAAAAACTGCATAAACTTTATTTGCAAAGCGCACAGCATCCCATTTAAATGCTTTGTGATGATCTCTAGGTCTTCTAGCCTTTATGTCTTCGGGCGGTATTCCATTTGCCTTAGGCACTGTGCCCCATTTTTCTTTAAACGCATTTAGTTTAGGTAATGCTTCTTTTGCATTAAATACTAATACCTGTGTTGGATCTTTTACAACCGGAGAGCAGTCTTCTGCATATACGTAAAGTTGTATACGCTTATCGACATTCTCTTCAAAACTGGTAATAAACTTTTGCCCGTACAAATCTAAACCAGGCTTGTGAAAAGTGGTAACTACTTTTATATCTTTGAATTGCATAAGGTATTTAACTATGAAATTTAATTTATGGACAAATAATGGAGCAATGAATAGCGCTCCTGTGTTTAAAGCATTTGAAATAGGTGCTAGAAAGCTAGGTCATGACATAGTGCACAACAGTACTGATGGCATCGATGTTATTTGGAGTGTACTATGGCACGGACGCATGGCAAAGAATCAAGAGATTTGGGATAAAGCTCAAGCACAAAATAAGCCAATAGTTGTAATTGAAGTAGGTAATATAAAGCGTGGAACTTATTGGAAGGTTGGTGTAAACGGCGTGAATCGAGATGCGTACTTCGCTCCTACTGGCTTTGACGGCGCAAGAAAACACATATTAGATTTAAGAGCCAAGACATGGAAAGACAATCAAGAAGGTGATATTTTACTTGTAACCCAGCATGACAAAAGTGAGCAATGGCGTAACATGCCGAGTATGTCTACTTGGGTATATAACACTATTGAAGAACTAAGATCTCATACTGATAGAAAGATAACAGTTAGATCTCACCCTAGATGCAGACTTACAAGTTTGCAATTTGAATTTAAAAATGTACAAGTACAAGATCCGCAAAAGATAAACGGCACTTATGATGACTTTGATTTTAACTGTAAGCAATCATGGGCAGTAGTAAATTGGTCAAGCAATCCTGCTATAGAAGCAGTAATGGAAGGTATACCCGTATTTGTAGGCCCAAGCAGTTTAGCGTATGATGTAGGCAATCACAATTACAGTACAATTGAGCATCCCCTAAAGCCTGATAGAACACAATGGCTAAATGACTATGCGCATATCGAACACGATATTACAGAAATACAAGAAGGTATACCGATAATCTACTTGACAGATTACCTAAATAAAACTAAAATGTAATAATGTATTATTTAGAAGACATTATCGAAAAAGCTGCTACTGAAGAAAAATTTAAACAAGATATAAAAGAATCTGATCTTGAACTTTTTAAAAGTATGCACAAGCAGGTTACTAAAAAGAAATTATCATTAACTGACCGACAGTATGATTTGGTTCTGATAAAAATTGAAGACTATAGAGATTTTTTACTTGAAGGTCTTGACAACTTGCCGGCTAGTGGTTTAGAAGTAAAGCATCCTATACGATCAATAGATAGATCAAAATGGATTCGTATAATAGATAATCACATCGTTGTACGATTTGTTTTTAACAAAAAATTTATACATTTTTTAGAATCAGTAAAAAAAGATTTTCTTATTCAAGATAAGAGAAACAATACTAAGACATATAAATTTACAGATAAAAGTTGTTATACGATAATAAATCACTTAGAACAATTTGAGTTTGAGATTGATCCGGTGTTAATGAAGCGATATCAGCAGCTAAAAGAATTCTATCAAAATCCTGAACAACATATGCCAGGAATATACGATTGGGAGATTAAAAATATACCCAATGCTGCAAAAGACATGTACTATGAAAAGTATGGAAAGCCATCGTGGGAAAATATTCATATCTACTTAGATCGAAAAGGCAAATGCGGCTTAGAACACGTTGACGATTATGATTTAGAGTTCTTGCCGACTGCTTTAAAAAAGATTATTAATCGAAAGGACAACGTAGTTTGTTTTACTGAAGCTGAAGTATCAGTAAGTGATATAAGTAGAGCGTTGCACGAATTAAATAGAATGCATGTAACAATAGTTCCAAACGATATAATGTCAATTAGTGGTCTTTATGACAACGAGGATTTGAAAAAACAAGAAACTTTAGCAATGGGTGATTTTTACCAAACTTTCAAGGGCAAAATTAAATATCACAATGCTAATAAATTACAATGGATTGATTATACAAGTGAAGTAGCATTAGCAGTAAATCACAATACTCCCCAGATTGCTAAACGATTTACAAATGCAGATTTAATAATTTTCTATAATACTAATCAATTTCCACTTTCACAATGGAGAGGCTAAATGCCAACCTGTAAACTTATAATACAAGACGAAGTTAATATCAAGCTTGAAGGACTTGATGTTGATATTCGTCGTAAACTAGCAAACGCACTAAAGTTTGAAGACCCAACTGCTCGCTATCGTCCGCAATATAAGCT